CGGTGAGCCTGCGATGCCAGGACAAGCTCCTGGTGGGCCGCAGCAAGGTGGTCCTCCTCCAATGCAGATCGCAGCACAGGTAGTGCAAGCGTTGCAGCAGTTGCCACCACCAGTGTTGCAGGCCATTGGCAATGCACTGTCACAGGGCATACCACCTGCTGAGATATTCAGACAGATGTTGGCATCACAGAACAGTGGTGGACAGGCAGGAGTTGCATGATGGCTGGATCATTCGACAACATCATCCGTGAAGTGTTGAATAGCACACAGACACACAAGGCTGGTGATGTTGTGCCCTTCCCAGAACCGCTCTTGCAGGACGAACAGCCTGAGCACTTCTGGCTCGATCATGAGTTCAACATGGACCGTCCCAGTGGACGGAGCATCCAACAGTGGTATCAATCGCTGCAACCAGCAAATGAAGCCAACCTTGGCAGCCAGATACTCAGGAGTTAGCAATGAGCGACAGGACAGAGAGCAGCATACTGAGCAACATCCCTGACTTTGCGGAGGAGAGCGATGGCGTCGATACTACGAGTAGCCCATCAACGTCACAACCGTCTCAAGCTGGCCAAGGCCAAGCAAGCGATGGTGGACAGCGAACATCAGCGCAGCCTACTCATGATGATCGCCAAGGCAGCGGAACTCAGCAGCCTTCGCAACAGCCAATCGTCAGGCGACACGACGGACTGCATGAGCAGGCGAATGCTGACAATCCCCGTGTTCGAGACCTAGTTGATCCCATCACTGGTAAGGTCGTAGCACAGGGTGGCATTGAGCGTCGTGTGTATGAAGAAGGTCAGCGTCATGCACGTGAGAACAATGCACTGAAGCAGCAAGTAGGACAGTTGCAGGGCTTTGTAAACAGTGTGAGTGAGGTCACACGTGAGGCTGCTAGGCTGAACATACGGCCAGAGGATCAGATGATTGCCATGAAGGTCATGGCTGACTTCCTACGTGATCCTGTCCGCACGGTGCAGTATCTTGTTGAGGAGGTCAAAGCGAAGGGCTACCCGATCCCATTCCTGGCTGAAGGCGTCAGTCCAGGCATGGACATGAATGCCATCGCTCGGATGATCGATGCCAAGATGGCTCCGATCACTCAGCGCACACAACAAGACCAGCAACAACAACATCTTAGGACCAGGGCCGAACAGGAACTCAATGCCTTCCTGGGCGACAACACAGATGCAGAACAAAACCTTGACGTGTTGAGTGAGATGTTGCAGGCTCAGCCTGGACTTACGATCCAGTCGGCGTATACGAAGATGATCCGCTGGTCCCATGAACAGGGCCTCGACTGGACCCAGCCTCTGAAGCCGCAGATTGCTATGCGGCAACAAGGGGCACAGCAGCCTACCCATCAGCAGCAGCAGCCTAATGAGCGTCCACTTCCTGGCGGTCGTAGTGTTGGCAACAGAGCACAACCTGTCAACCGCGGTGCCAACGGAAGTGGTGCTCAGTACAATGAGAACGCATCCTGGGCTGAGATCATTCGGTCCTCGATGGAGGAGAACAACATTCGTTTCAACTGATGGAGTAGGCTATGCCTGTTGGCACTATCATACCTGCTGTTGCAGACGTTCTGCACAGCACGCTTACCAAGTCCAGGCGCAAGCTGGTCATGGCGAGCATCAAGTCGAATGCGTTGATGGCATGGGTGTTTGCGAACAACCGTGTGGAGTATGAGGATGGTGGATACAATATCACTAACCCACTTACCGTGGGACGCAATCCCAATATCACATCCTACAACTACTACACCCCCCTGCCAGTCAATCAGACTGATGAGTTCGACACTGTTGAATACGGATACTCGCGAGTTGCTGGCACGGTCATCATATCCGATCAGGAAGAAGATGAGAACAACGGCGCCGCTGCCATCTTCAAGCTGATGAAGGAGAAGATGAATGTCCTTGAAGAGAGCATCAAGGACAAGTTCTCACAGTATCTATACGCTGTGGGTGGTGGTCTGGACCCTCTTGGGCTTGGAACTCTTATTCCTACCAATCCTCTCGTCGGCACGCTTGGTGGCATCAATAGAGCCACACAGCCTCAGTGGCGCACATCCGCATACGTCTTTGCAGGAGGTGTTGATAGCACCAACATCGAGGAAGTCTTCGATGACATCCTCATGGACCTCACCCTGAAGGGCGACAAGCCAACTGTGATCCTGACAGGACGCAACATCTATCGTGCATACAGGCAAGCAGTGCGTGACAAGTTCACCATTCCGCTCAGCGAGGGCACTGCAGGTAAGCGCATGTTCGATCTGGGCTTTGAAGGTTGCATGCACAATGGCATCCCACTGATGTATGACGAGGACTGTCCTGTGTCCTATGCATACTTCATCAACGACACCTACCTACGCCTCCACATGCTGCGTGGCGTGAACATGAAGGTGAAGGAGCTTGTCGCTCCGTGGAACGTGGACGCAGTTGGCTCTAGGGTAGTGTGGCAAGGCCAGTGGTGCCTTTGGAGAGCTTATCGTACCCATGCAGTCATGACCAACTAGGAGCGTATGATGAGCGATAGACCAGACAGACCACACGTCGATCCTCGTATGACACATCCTGCAATGACTGAGGAGCAGGAGATTGCATACGCAGAGATGGAACCACCTGTGAATGTGGATGTGCCACACGTGCAACAGGAAGGCTCTGTGCTGACATGCACAATGGGCAATTGGGATGGTGAGCCAACTGACTATCACTACCAGTGGCGCATTGATGGTGCTGTGACAGGCACTGACAGTCCTAGTTTGCAGTTGAGCCAAGCTGATGTTGGCAAGACAGCAACATGTGTTGTCACTGCTGGCAATGCTAAGGGCATCGTAGAGGCTCCTCCTTCTGTGGATGTGATCGTTGAAGGACCACCAGAGGAGGGAGTGCAGAGCTATGGCCGCAGTTGACTTCAAGCCTACATTCCAGGCTGAGTATGTGAATGGGCCATTCACTCGCATGGTCATGCACATCGAAGAGGAAGTGCGTGACGTTGGTCCGCTGAAGAACAAGCAGATCATCTCTCGTAAGATCGTGCCGAAGCGTGAAGAGTTCAGTGGTGGCTACATGATCTACTTCCCACAGGGTCACAGCATGTTCGTGGCTGAGGATGATGTGTCGCAGTTGCAGCGTATCGGTGTGATGGAAGAGCCACCAGTGATCGACATGAACAGTGGTGAGCTTGTGCCAGCTACGTTCAACATGACACCCAAGGAGATAGTAGAGAACAAGCAGCGCAACAGGCCACGACCCAATGGACAAGGTGGTTTGGCTACTCTAGAAGGTGAGAGGATCGAGTAATGCCCAATGTCATTCCATTCGGAACCAACTATCCGCGTCGCATCAACATGTATGTGCCGTCCATGCAGTATGCGATGGACGTGAACATCAATGGTGCATGTCGTGTGAACTTCGGTGCTCCGCTTGCTTCTGTGGCTAACAATGTCGCCAACGCAGTCAGTATCGCTGCTGCACTGACTGTTGACCTGACAGGCGTCACGCCGTTCCCTGAGCCGTTTGGGCGGACGCTGGTGATCGTGGCAAGCGGTGCAGGCACTAGCACAGTGCTTGTCAATGGATGGGACTACCTGCATCAGCCAATCGCTGAGCGTGTGACGCTTGCTGGTGCAACACCTGTGCAGATGAAGAAGGCATTCAAGGACTTCAACAACATCGTCATCGACAACTTCACTGCTGCGACAACAGTGAACATTGGTAGTGGCACAGGACTTGGATTGCCATACAAGGCCATCCGTGTCAGTTGGGAAGTTGCCAATGGTGTTGCAGCAGCAGCAGGCACACTCACTGCTGGAGTGCTGACTGATCCACAGACTGCTACGACAGGCGATCCACGAGGCACGTATGTTCCTACTACGGCGCTGAATGGAACGACCATCATCAGTGCAGCATTCGACTTCGTGAATGATGTGAACACTGCCAACAATGGTGGTCTGCATGGGATCAGGCAGTTCGCAGCGTAACCAGGGCCGGTGAGCCGTTGTGACTGTCTGTGGGCTAGCGACGCGGTGGAACCCTTTCCCACACCCTGCGTCGCTAGTTCTTTAAGGAGTATGTGATGGCAGCACCAACTGTGCAGGATGTTGTGAAGGCTGCAATCACTGAACTGTCTCAGGTGCCTGGACTGGCAACACAGATATACGCAACACCACGATTGCAGCAGTTCGTGCAGAATGCATTGCTGCTTGAAGTCCAAGAGATGTGGTGGCCCATGCTGATGTTGTATCAGCAGGTCGCAGTTGATGCTGCTACTGGTCTGTTGAGTGCTGACTTGGTAGGACCAATCAGTTCCATAGATGAGTATGGTAGCGTCGCAGGTGTGTATCAGGAAGGCAGGCATGACAAGATACCTGAACTGCCTCAGTCCATCAACCCATTCGCACTGACAGGTGCTGGCAGGATACGATACATCAGTGCCGACACGACTATAGAGCATCGACCATTTCGTGTTTGGCCTACTGGTGCAACAGGCACTGTGACTGTATGGGCACAACAAGTGCCAGTGATGCCAATGTCTTTGACTGACAAGGTATACCTTGATCCTCTGCTACTGCTGTTCGATGCATGCTGGATGTATTCAGTCGATGATGGCACTGTGCCTGCTCAGGTGAACAAGTATCAGGTGTTGGCAGCCAATCGTAGGAAGAAGATGATTGCACAGTACAGCCAGCATCCTCTGCCTCTCGACACACGCCATCATTGGGAGGACATGGTGGCCACAGATGGTGGCTGGGATGGTGGCTTCTTTGTGCTGGATGAGGACCCATTGGCATGAGCACAATATTCGTTCGTGGTGAGAACCCACTGAAGGCTGACAAGCTGAACACAGCATTCAGTGAGCGTGTGTCTCGTGGTGGCGACACGATGCAGGGCTTGCTGCGTTTGGCACAAGACCCTGTGAATGCATTCGATGCAGCGACTAAGCAGTATGTAGATCGCTTCACAAGCATGGGTGTGCCGACTGGTGCATACATTGGTGCAGCACCTCCAGGCAATGTGCTGGCTCCATTGTGGTGGGACACTGTGAGTGGCCAGTTGTTCATTCAGTATAATGATGGCAACTCAGTACAGTGGGTGTCCGCGAACAGCGGACTGCCGAGCACCGGAAGCGGTAGCACAAGCATCATCAATGTCCTCAATCACGGCGCCAAGGGCGATGGCGTGACCGACGATACCGCCGCGATCTATGATGCTTTGGTCGTCTACGCTGGCAGAGCGACGATCCTCCTGCCCGCGCCCAACGTCTTCAGGGTGAGCTACCTGTTTTTGCCGAGCAACACCGATCTGGTCATCAATGGCACGCTGAAGGCAAACGACGGTGATGACGAGCCGGTGCTGTTTCTCAACAACGTGTCCAACATCAGGATATCGGGCTACGGCACGCTCGACGGCAACAAGGCGAACGTGATCCCCAATTGCGCTGGCATCAATATGTCGAACGCCAGCAACGTGCAGGTGTCAGGCATCACGATCCAGAACACGTTCTATTGGGCACTGAACATTGCTGGTTCCAGAAGCATCAGGATCGATAATGTCACGGTAATCGGCAGCGGCGCCGGCAGCGAGTTCGCAGTCGGTAGCGATGATTGTTGGCTCACCAACTGCACCTTTGATGGCACCTCATCCACCGATGCGGGTTTCACGTTCTATGGTGGGGTGACGAACTCAGGCGCCATCGGCAACACCATCAAGAACACTGGGATCGGCGTCAGCATGGCCAACCTCGGACTGTGCATCTTGGCAGATGGCAGTCCTGGCGACGCTACGGCACAAGGCTGTCACAACATCATCCTGGCGGACAATCTCTGCTATAACAACGGCGCCAGCGGTATCTGGGTCGATGTGCATGTCGCCACCATCCATAGCGGTATCATCATCGCTAATAACCGCTGCTATAATAACTGCCAGCTCGGCGGTGATAGCGCCGACATTCACATCGGCAACGCGAACGATGTGACGGTGATCGGCAATCAGTCGCAGCAATGCAAACAGCCTTACGGTATATACGTCAACCAGACCGTCGGTCTGGGACGCACCCTCGTCAGTGGTAACTACGTCATCGACGCCGGTTATGGCGGCTCGGCTGGCGTTGGATTGTATATCGCCAGCGCGGCGCATGTGGTTGCGAATGGCAACTACTTTTACAGCCCGTCAGGATCAATGCACGCATGGCTGGGCGGCACTGCCGGAGTAAACAACGTCTTTATCGGTAACTATGGCGGTGGCCTTTCTCGTACGATAACGATGCAGTCCGATACCATGTGTGCGAACGCTGAGGGCGGCAACGTATATCAGTATGCTCCGGGCACAGTCCTGGCGATGGCTTCGCCAATGATGATTACCAACAATACTTCCAGCCAGACCCCCCGTTGGTATATGGGCCAGGACGGCAGCAACGAGACTGGCGGCGGCAGCAACACCGGATCTAATTTCGAGATACTCAGCGTCAATGATGCCGGTACCGGGTTGCTGTTTAACTGTCTCGGTATCAATCGCGCCACCAGTCAGGTAACGCTGAACGTCGCGCATAAACTCGCCACGCTACCAGTCAATGCTGCCACCGATGCCGCTGCTGCGAGTGCAGGAGTGTCGATCGGCGGCGAATACCGCAATGGCTCTGTCAAGATGATAAGGGTCGTGTGATGCCACTCGATTTCCCAAACACGCCTTCCTTTGGTCAAACGTATTCGGCCTCTGGCATTACTTGGACATGGGATGGTACTAAGTGGACATCTGTAAGCAATATGTCCTCGGCGGACATCAAGGATACACCGCCTTCACAGCCATTCCCTGGCCAGTTGTGGTTCGATAGTTCCAGCCCGCAACTCTACGTATGGTACTCCGATCCCAACTCATCGCAGTGGGTGATCGCCACGGCGAACGCTGGTGGGCTGAGCGCCGATGCGCCAGTGGATGGCGTGACCTACGGGCGTAAGAGCGGGGCGTGGACATCGGTCCTGCCGATCAGCGGTGGCACGGTGACAGGCGATGTGCATTTCACCAAGACGACGGACGCCGATCTCGGCATGTTCGCTGGCGTCGCCAACCTCGCGCAGCGCAACGCAGCGGTAGATGGTTCGTCTGGGATCACGACCTGGGTCGGCCAGGAGATGCTGTACTATGATCTCTGCTCATTGGCGTCGTTTTACACGCAGCCGGGATCACAGAGCTTGGGTGTTACGGCGGCGGTGCGGACATCAGATGCGGCGCCACTCCCTGGCACAAGTGGGCGCTCCCCCGCGATAGCGTTTGCAGCCTACGCCAAGGCTGATGCTGATGTTGCATTGCCCAACTCGGGCAGCGCCTTCTGCTACTACGGGTCTGCCAGGAAGCTGCCAAACTCCCTCCCTGTGTTTCTGGCAGAACTGTCGATGGGCAACCTCGACTCAACACAGCCCGACATCAACCCGTGGCAGCCGTTCCCGGCTGGGGCCAGTCTTGGTATCTGGATGAGTTCAGGCAGCGAGGCGTTCGCAGCGCATCAGACTGTCTATCCAGGCGGCGTTGCGCTCGCGATTGGGTCCAATGGATCGACGTGGGCCAAAGGCATCGTGTTCATGCACGATGGGCTTGCTCCTGCATCCGGCACCGGCAACATGAAAGCGATGCAACTGCCGACCAAGGCAGAGATCCAGTGGACGTTCGATGCCACTGGTGTGCGCAGTGCTTTCATTCGCAGTGATGCGACCGCTGCTGGCGGGTGTGGTATCGAGTTTGGCAACAACTCGTTCAATGTTGTGAATGCCAGCACAGAGGCTGGTCTGTTCCAAGTCAGGAACGACGGCTTTGTGACGGTATCTGGGGGGTTACAGGCTGCCGGTATAGCCGATACGAGCAACATCACATTCTATGGCAGCGCATCGTCCGGTACTGATCTGTCAAGCCATATTAAGCTGGAGAGCAGCGGCCAGTACGGCATCAATTACTATGCCGGCCAACTTGGTCTTAGCGTTGGGGCCGGCGGCAGCTTCAACTTCAATGTCGGT